AACAAATATTCGAGGGAATCATGTTGCTATTGTCCGGGAAGGAAGAGCCGGTCACAGAGTAGCTGTAAAAGATCAAAAACCGAAAAAAGAAGGGATGAAAAGAATGCCAAAATCAAATAGCGATACAATTTGGGGCAAGATGTTCAAGGCATTTGCTCAAGATGCAGAACCGGAAGAATTAGCCGAAGCATCTAAAATGATGCATAAAGAAACCAGTAAAGATGAGGAACCGGCAGAAATTCCCGCTGTTGCCGATAAGAAGGCCGAAGATGCTGAACCGGTAGCAGGAGAGGGTAGCGCAGCTGAAGCTGTTCTTAAACATATTCTTGAAAAAATTGATGATATCGGCAATCGTTTGACTGCATTAGAGCAAAGTGATAAAGAAGTACACGCCAATATTCCAAAACCTAAAGATGCATTAGACGAGCTTGTTTCTGAACTCGGCGGTGGTGATGAAGGGATGTCCGAAGGGGTTACAGGTAACGATCCTGATGATGAATCTTCAGTAACAATTGCCCCTGAACAATTGCAAGATGGCGTTCCAGTTGCAAGTCCTGAAGATCGTCCTAAGAACCCGATTCCCGGCGCAGATAGCCGAGCAGCGGTAAGAATGGCTATTAACGCGATTAAACCCGTTGTAGCTTCCATTCAAGATCCGAAACAAAGGAAAGCGGCTTGTGATAAACTTGCTAAAACTTTTCGCGAGCAGCTTCAAATTGAAAAGGCGCCTACTGATGCTTATTCAAAAATGGCAAAAGCGCCAAAGCCTAAAGCAACTGATTCTAAAGATGATGATCCTTCAAAATTAGGCGAAGATTTGAAGTACAAATACAATCCACATTACAAAGGTAAAAGGGGGAATGAGTAATGCCTGGTAGCTCAATTGGAATTACATTTAACGTAGGTTATCCTGGTAGTTTTGCAAGAAACGCTGACTGCATTATTTTAAATCGCGGGGTAAGAAGCGCCGATACAATCAATGTTAATTTTGGTGATCCCGTTGTTCTTAATTCTGATAATTCCGTTAGCAAATTTGGCGCAAGCAACACGGCAGCACAATTCTCCGGTGTTGCGATTCGTGAAGTAAAACAAGCACAAGATTATTATAATCCTGCTGGATATTATAAACCTGGTACGCCTTCCGATGTTTTAACTCGCGGTGGCATTTGCGTTACCATCAATAATGGTACTCCTACTGCCGGTGGGGCAGTCTATGTTCGCACTGTAGCCGGGACGCTGGCCACTCCTGTGGGCGGATTTGAAGCCGCCGTTGCATCTGATGGCGGATCTACTATTTTATTGACTAACACTGTATTTACTACTGGCAGCATGGATTCTAACAACATTGCTGAAATTACAATTCTGTCGAGACAGGCATAAGGAGGAATGACAATTGCTTAATTTAAATGGTGGCGTACCGATGTCTACTTTAAAAATTCCTGAATCCATGCGCGCACAAGATGCTGCGACTTCAGGCGGAATGGCGTTTCTAGTAGGCGAACTTGAAAAGAGAGATCCTAAACTTCGTGAACCGTTGACAAGTGTAACTTATCAACGTGACATTGTGATAAAGACCGGTGGCGGATTTGTTGAAAATGTATCGGCCTATAACGTATCCTATGCAACTGCCGCAGGCGTTACTGGTGGTATTATCGGCGGTGAAACAAACTCTATTCCTATCATGCAAGCTGATATTGGAAAAGACATTTTTAAGGTGTTCACGTGGGCACACGTGCTGAAAGTCCCTTATATCGATCAGCAAAAGTTGCAAAACATTGGCCGGTCGTTAGATGATCTTTTGGATAAAGGTATTCGACTTAACTTTAATAAAATGATGGACCAAAATGTATACCTTGGATTTACACAATATGGAACGTATGGCATCACTAACAACCCTAGCGTAACTACTGCTAGTGCTGTGAATGGTGCGTCTGGAAGCCCTCTGTGGGCCAATAAGACACCTGATGAGATTCTGGCTGATATTAATACTGCGATGGGCAATACTTGGGCAGCAGCAGAATACGACTTATCCGGCATGGCAAATCATATTTTGATTCCACCGAAGAAATACCAAATGTTAGTTCAAACTAAAATTAGTACCGCTGGCAATATTTCTATTTTGCAATTTTTGCTAGAAAATAATATTGGCAAAAACCAAGGTGTTGAGCTGTTTATTGCTCCTTCACGGTGGTGCATTGGTTCGCTTAACGGCGGTGTTGGCGCTGGTACTGGTGGTACTGACAGAATGGTTGCTTATGCGAACGATGAAGACCGTTTGCAGGTAGATATCACTGTTCCTTTGATGCGTGCGCTTACTCAGCCAGACGCTAAAGAATTTGCATACCTTACTGATTATTGCGGTCAGGTTGGACAGGTTAAGTTCTTATTTTTACAGCCTGTGGCCTATACTGACGGGATTTGATTTCACATTATACTTTTAGGGGGAAAAATAGTTGAGAATCTTTACGAAAAAAGCATTTAAATTTCAAGATCACGAAAGCGGCGAAAGTGTAAAAACTTTGCCGTTTTCTTTTTCAAATGTTCCTATATGTGCTACAAAGGATGTCCTTTTTGCATGGGGAGTAAAAGACGGAGATATCGAAGTTGTACAATCCAAATCGGATGAAAGAGAAATCGAAAAATCTGACGTTAAAATGGCTAACAACAACGGAAATCCCGATAACGACAAGGATTCAGTCGATAAAAAAAGTCCCAAAAAGTAGGCGGATCAAATGGCTGATATTGATAACTTCGATTTTACAGAAGTGTTTGATACCGGATACTCAGAGCAAGGGATACAAAACGTCTCAGGGATTGTTGCCGATGCGTCTAATTTACGTGTTGGCACAAATCCTGCCTTTGGTATAACTGACTTTGTTCAAATGTATCCGAATTTCATTAATCCGAATCAATCAGGGACTTTTCCAATCATAGGAAATTTAACGACTGGAAGCAATCAAATTACCGAAATAGAAAATATTTCAGGAATAAACCTTAATCAAATAATTTCTGGACCTGGAATCCCTTTTGCTACATATATAACAGCTATAAATTCTACTACTGTTACTATGTCCAATACAGCTACTGTAAATAGCATAGCAACTTCTATACTTACTTACTTCCCTTTGGTTCCATTGATAATGCTACAAACTTATATTTCATTAGCTAATGCCAGTATTCAGCAAGCAAGATGGCGTACGTCATGGTCGTTGGCTATGGCGTTATTTATTGCTCACTTCGCTGACTTATATTTGCAAAGCTCGGCTAATCCAATGGGAACCGCAGCACAAGTTATATCTGCCGGACAAGCACGTGGGCTAATGGCTTCAAAAGGTGTAGGAGATGTGTCGGTAAGCTATGATTATAACTCTATTTCGCAAGACTTAAATGGATGGGCTATGTGGAAGGCTACGATTTATGGGCAACAGTTAGCTACTATGGGAAAAATGTTTGGTAAAGGTAATATGTACGTTTGGTGAGGTGATTTGATTGATACAGGGCAAAGTAGGCGTAACAAGCACAGACAATATGGGAGCGTTGGCTAAGATTATAAAAGACTTATCTAATCTTGATGTGCTCGTAGGTATCCCTGAGAATGATGCCACTAGGCAATCTGGTGACGGTATCAATAATGCTGAATTAGCTTATATTCACACGAACGGTATTCGACAAAACTCTATGATCGAGGAAATGCAGCCGGAACTAGATAAAGGAACACCTTACAGTGCAGCTCACCAAATGTATATTCAAGCGCACGGTTCCCCTTTATGGCATTCGCCACCTAGACCTATTATTGAGCCTGCTATCGAATATAAACCAAATAAGGAAGCTATTTCTAAGCAGTTAGGAATGGCTGCCAAGAAAGCGTTAAGCGGTGATCAGCAAGGAACTAAAGATCAACTAAGTAAAGCTGGTCTGTTGGCTCAAAACTTGGTTAGAGATTGGTTTACTAATCCTGCAAACAATTGGCCATTAAACACGCCAGCTACAATCGAAGCTAAAGGCAGCGATATGCCGCTCATAAATTCGGGCCAATTGCGGAAATCGATCACCTTCGTTGTTAGGGATGAGCCATGATCGATGTATCAGAACTTATAGTCGATCCTGACCTATCTCAATCTTATATAGTCTATCGCAAAGGCGGTTACTGGCTAAACTTTAAATTTGTCGAAGGCGATCAGCCTCTACCATTCTTTGGCGTTATTACGGCAGCTAATTATAGAGAAATAAATACATTGCCAGAAGGCGATAGGGTAAGCGGGATTATGGTGTTTTATACAACAGCCGATAATCCTTTTTTGTTGGCTAGAAGTAAAACGGGTGATTTAGGAACATCTGATCAACCTTATTGGCGGGGAGATCGTTATAAGGTAATTAAGCTGTTCCTATTTGATGATTACGGCTATCAAAAAGTAATGGCAACCAGAATGCAAGGGTCGTGATAGATTGGCTGATATATATTTAACTTTAGCAGAATTAGAGCAGCTATTTGCTAATTTGACCATAACAATGCTAAATATCGATTTTGATCCAACGGCTGAGTCCACTAGTGAAAATAGTCCAGTACGCATATCTTGGCCTACTGACGGTGCCCCTGCGTGGCAGATAACGGATGATGTTAACTTTGTTCGCGTTATCCCTGTTGATAACGATTACGATAAGATCCGTGATGTTTCATATAGCTATTTAAGTGATTCTAGTCTAAATAAAGCTACAAGCAGAACCAGAGTATTTCAGGTAATATGGACGGTATATGGGCCTAACTCATTTACAAATGCTGAAACGATTAGAGATAGTTTGTTTGATGACATTGCTCATGATACCTTAGCTCAAAACAATATCTACATGATTACTGATGTTCCTGAAATAACTCGGGCACCGGAACAATTTGCAAATCAATGGTGGGAAAGATGCGATTTATCGGTAATGTTTAATGGATTAATCGTTAAAAACACGACGGTTTCCAGCGTAGCAAGTATTCCTATTGTTGTTTCAACTCCTACAACAACCGATAACGAAAATATAGTTTTAGATTAAATAAAAAGAGGTGAATCTATTGGCAACACAACTTGATTTATCGGATATTATCGATGTGACGGTATCTGTTTCTTCAAATTCTGTATCAACAGAAACGTTTAATCAAGGCTTGATCATCGGAACAAGCACTATAATTCCAGCTGCTACAAGATTACAGCCTTATAATGGTCTATCGGCGATGATTACTGCTGGATTTCCTATTACTAGTCCAGAATATATTGCGGCAAGTTTATACTTTAGTGCTAAATCTGCTCCATCTACTTTGTGGGTAGGCAGGCAGAACACGACGAACGGAGCAATCGCTAATTTTGCTATTGCTAATGCTGGTTCCGGTTACAATCTCAATGATATTTTAACTGTTGTACAATCTGGTGGTTTAGGGGCTACGTTAACCGTATCGTCTGTAAGTGCTGCTATTGCGGGTTCAAATACTTACACACTGACTACTAATTTTGCAACTGGAGCAACCATTGTATTCGACGGCGTTACTTTCACTGCTGTAACTTCTAGTGCTACAGGAAATCAATTTGTTGTTGGCGGTTCAACGACAATTTCCGTGACAAACTTAGCTGCAGTAATGGCAGCAAATTCCACAATTAGTGCCGCTTATTCCGTTACTTCAAACAACAATATAATTACAGTTACAGAAAAAACGCCCGGTAGTGGTAATACACCAGGAACGATGACAATTACCGGAACTGGAGCTGTAACTGTAGGAACAGCTACAACAAGCACAGCTCAAACGGTAACGGGTGCAACGTTAACAACTGCTGGTACTGGTTATGGTATTGGCAATGGTTTAGCAACTACTGACGCAACTTCTGCTGGGACTGGCTGTACAGTCAACATTAGTCAAGTTGGCGAAACTCCTTTAGCAGCAATTCAGGCTTGCAGAGCAGCATCAAATGCCTGGTATGCCTGCGTGGCAACCGCGGCAGTAAAAGCCGATCATATAGCAATTGCTGCCTATGTTGAAAGTATGAAGCCTAATAGTGTCTATATGTACACTACTCAAGACGCCGATGTTTTAGCCGGAACAACAGGAAATGTTATGCAAACTTTATATTCTTTAGGATATACAAGATCATTCGGAATTTATTCCACAACTGCACAAGCTGCAGCTGCTGTAATGGGTGAAGCTATGGGGCTTAATACCGGATTAGCTAATTCAGCCTTTACGCTTAAATTTAAGAGCCTCACAGGCGTTACTGTTGAAGCTCTTACTCAATCACAAGTTTCCATTATCGAAGCTGTTAATGGCAATGTTTACGTGAATTATAACAATGAATATAGCATTTTAGAGCAAGGAACAATGGCTGATGCTAGTACGTATTTCGACCAGATTATAAATCGGGACATGCTGGTAAATACCATTCAACAAAATATCATGAATTTATTTACTTCGTCAAATAAAGTTTCCTTAACGGACGCAGGCGTTACCTCTATTATTCATCAAGTAAATTTAGCATGTGCTGCTGCTGTAACGTTAGGATATATTGCTCCAGGTACTTGGGATGGCGCAACAGTGTTGAATCTTAGCAATGGAGATTCAATGACAAATGGTTATCTTGTTCAGGCTTCAGCTGTAAGCACGTTAACAAGTGCAGAAAGATCGGCTAGGCAGTCCCCGGCTTTATATGTAACCCTTATCGAAGCAGGCGCTGTTCACGGTGTAGTAATTGCCGTTTACGTTCAGGCTTAATTATGAGCGCCACAGTATATAGCTTTAAAGATTTAGTGGGGGCGTTTTCTCATACGTCTGTTGGACAAATATCAATAGGCGGGGCAACTAATGGGACAGGGCAAATGGGTATTGGGCAAATAGTTGTGCATATGACAAACGATATAACCACTCATGAAATTAGTATTGATGGGGGGATTATACCGTTTGTCGTTCCTGTTTATAACGGCACAATTTCAATCCAATGCCAACAAACTTCCCTGTTCAATTATTATTTACTGGATTGGTACAACAGTTTAAAATTGTCGGCTACATCAAGTGGATCTATTCCTGCTGATGTTTCAAATTGGGCTAACGCAGTTATGCTACTAAAAAATATAAAGCATGGAACGCAGCACAATATAACAGGTATTAGTCCACAAAATAGTCCCGATAAAACATATGCAGCGCAGGCCGGATCAGTAAACTGGTCGCTACTGGCAGCAAACATAGAAAGCATTAATATTTAAGGAGGGAAACAATGTCCACTACTTATAGTTTTAAAGACCTCACGGGTGCGTTTACTCATTCTTTAGCGGGATCATATGTATTCGGCGGCCAAATTGGATTAGGGCAAGTTGTTGTTCATATGGCTACAGAAAAAACAGCAACCGATACAGCCGCCGATGGAACCGTTCAAATATCCGCCATTGCTGGTGATAGCGGCACAGTTTCGATTGAATGCCAACAAACTTCCGATTTACACAAATTTTTATTAGTGTGGGCTAACATCGTTAAAACTGCACTAAATAACAATGATATTAGCGCGTGGGCAACGGCATCGATACTATTAAGAAATTCAGTTGATGGCACTAGCCATACTGTAGGCGAAGTTAGTCCACAAAACATCCCAGATAAAACATATGCAAGTCAAGGTGGTAAGGTTACTTGGGTTTTATCTGCTGGGGACATTCAAAGTTTAACGGCATAAAACGGCATAATTAGGAGGATAAAAATTGAAAAGCAGAAATTATGAACCAGAGTATAAAGACGTTGAAATTGCTGGAACTAAATATAGAGTTGAAAAAATCCCCGCAATGACAGGGTGTTGGATTGCTACACAGATTTTTAGCAAAATGATGCCGATGGGGATGGAAGCGCAGGCTGGATTAGGAAACTTGCCAGAAAATAGGCCATCTATGACAGAAAAAGAGTTTTATGATTTGCAGAGTTATTGCTTAATGGCTTGCAAACGATACGAAGTTGTAGGCGAAATGGAAACTGCAATGCCGATTATGTCAGGTATGGGGAAATTCGCTATTCCCCAATTGAAATATGATTTTACAGCTGTTATCGGATTAACTGTACACGTATTGGAGTATAATATAAGCTCTTTTTTCAACGGAGGGGCCTTAGAGGCATTGAAAGAAACCTTGAAGGATTTACCCCTGTTCAATACCCCAGATTAAACCCGTTTTTATGGGCACCTGTTGCATCTAAAGAGTGGCAGCAACACGAATTAAATGACGGAACATATACAGTCGAAGATTTAATCGACTGGCATGAAATGGCAGCTGTTCGAGCTGAAAACGAACGATTATTCCAAGAATACATGGACGAAAAGCGCAAACACCAATAACCACCGGGAGGTGATTAGAATTTGGGTATAGATGTTCTCAAACAATATTTAGTATCTTTAGGATTCAGCGTAAATAACGAACAATTCAATAAAATGAATCAAACTCTTACGGATATGTCTAAAACTGTTCAAACTCACACAGAAGGCATGACAAAGGCTTTTGTCGTTGCTTCTACCTCAATTGTTTCTGCTCTTGGTGGCGTGGCAGTAGCTACCGCAGGACTGGTAGATCAAGTCGCTAACGCTGATCTTGCCTATCAAAAATTTGCCCTTAGAATGTATACTACTGCTGATGTAGCTAAACAGCTTAAAATTGTTACCGGGGCAATGGGCGAGAATATCAATGATATTGCGTGGGTTCCTGAATTAACTCAACGTTATACCGCATTGATGCAACAAGCTAAACAAATGGAGACTCCTGGAGATGCCGAGAATGGGCTAAAGAAAGTTCGGGATATTCGTTTTGAGTTTACTCGTATGAAAATTGAAGCTATGTATGGTATGCAGTGGATAGCTTATTATCTAATTAAATATTTAGGCGGCCCACTTGATGCTGTAGAAAATAAATTAAAAGCAGTTAATGACTGGATAACTAAAAATATACCCATATGGACGCAAAAAATAGCACAATGGGTTATGGCTTTCATTGATTTCGGTAAAAGCATTGTAAGATTTGCTAATACAGTTATTGATGCCTTTAAACGGTTATGGAATTCCATGGGTGGTGGAGAAAAAGCGTTTACCGGATTCGGATCTCTTATTACAGCTTTCTTCTTATCTGGTCCGTTGGGAAAAGCAATGATGCTAATGGGAACATTTTTATTATTGTTAGACGATTTTTATGCCTATATTGATGGTAGAAAGTCCTCTAAGACCATGGCTCCTCTGTGGAAACACCTGACAGATATTAAAGGAGCAATGCCCGATTTTGGAGACGGATTAGATGACCTAAAGAAAAAAGTAGAATCATTAGCTATCAGTGTAGGAAAATTAGCTAATGATTCTCTTAAATCACTTAAAGATCAATTAACAACTATATTCAGTATCATTTGGGATTCATTGAAAAAAAACGGGGTTTGGCAAAGTTTTACAAATGCTTTAGACCATATAACAAACGGCATAAACGCTATGATTCGAGCATTGTCACAATCAATGGTGCAATTAGGAATATTGTCAGCAGACCAAAAATATCGGGACTTTTGGACATGGTTTAGTGATGAGTTATCTAGAGAATTAAAGCAATTGTTTGCGGTTGGCAAATTAATTGGCGACATACTTAAAATGCAAGCTCAATTGTCGGTAGGCGATTTTAAAGGTGCATTAGAAACAATTAAAGGCATTAGCATTATACAAGACATTAAAGATGCAAATGCTGGGGGTAATTTACACGGGACAAGTCGTTCATGGGATGGATCGGCTGGTAACAAGGAAATGATGGGATTAGCAAATCAAGTTTCTTCTCAAACTGGAATCCCCGCAGACCTTATATATGGGCAATGGGGTCATGAATCAGGAAACTTTTCTTCTGATCTCGCCAAAGAAAACAATAATTTTGGCGGGCTGAAAAATTCAAGTGGCGATTATATGAATTTTGATTCCCCACAAGATTTCGCTAGTTATTTTGCTAAATATATTAAATTATATGCAGAAGATGGCATTTTGCAGGCTAATACACCCGAAGAGTATGCTGCAGCATTGAAACATGGTAGATATTTTGAGGATTCTGTATCTAATTACGCTAATGGAGTAAGTAATTTTTCTTCTCAATACGATAGTGCTAATAATTTAACCCCTTCTGGATATAGCCCATATGGTTCTGTGGGAGATTACGCTTACAACAGCAATAATACTAGCGCAGGAAGCACAAATTCAGCTGTATACAATATTACAGTGAATGCTACTTCAGGGAACCCACAAGGAATTGGAAGCTCTGTTATCGATGCGATTAAAACTGCTAGAATGACTCAAGCTTTTAGTGGGACGTGATAATGAATGGGTAACATAATAAATGAAGCTAGTGAAGTATACGCAGCATATAGTTTATATACGGTATCAGTAGCCTCGCCTGTGAGTGTAACTTTAGCATCACAGACTACTGCTTGGAAACCTTCCCAATGGAACGGCCTATCAAGTGATATAGCACAGCTTGCCACTATTAAAACTAATATATCGGACGGAACGAATTATTATTTTTTTGACGCTGTTTTACATGCCGATCATACGACAACAGTTAAAGCTACTGAACACCCTGTACAAACTGGAGCGAATATTGCAGACCACGCTTATATGATGCCTTCTAGACTGATATTATCTATTGCGATGTCAGATGCAATGCAATCTCTTAATCCTGCAAACTGGTCGAAAATACCAACTAAATCGGTTTCAGCTTATCGAACGCTAGTAAACCTACAGCAAAGCAGGGTGCCATTAACGATACTTACTAGATTAAATAGCTATGATAACATGATTATTGAACAAATTAATGCACCCGACGATTATAAAACAATATATGGATTAAAATGTACTATTACGCTTAGACAGATTATGACCGGAACTGTAGCCACTACTACAACTGGGACATCAAGCGCAACACAAGTAACAGGTAGTACCAATACGGGATCTGTCGCAACAAGCACAGCCGATGACAATTCATCATTACTTTCCAAGATCGAAACTGCTGTAACTGGAACTAGCTAAGGAGGAAAAATGTCGACATATCAAATAATTCCTCTTACTAATAGTCCTAATCAAACATTCACAACTACATTAACAATTGATAGCGCTAATGTAACATTAACGATGAATCTTCGCTATAATGTTATTGCTGAATATTGGGTTTTAACTATTATAAATACATCCACGCAAACAATTCTTTTAGATTCTATCCCATTTGTTACCGGGGATTATCCGGCTAGCAATATATTAGGTCAGTACGCCTATTTGGAGATTGGGAGTGCCTATATTATAAATACAGATAATGCAACACTAGATTATCCAGATGATAGCACAAATTCTCTCGGAACTGATTTTATTCTCGTTTGGAGTGGTTCTTAATGGCTACAATCACTAGTAATGCCTATTACGGGAGAAAATGGCATATAGTTTATAATCCGGCTAATGGTGCGCAGTCTTTAATATTAACAAGCAGCGACTTTGGCGATTATGCGCTTAGAGCTACTTTCAAAAGAGATATTCCAGGATACCAAGCAATCTCTTACTGTGATATAACAATCTGGAATTTAAATGCCGAAACAGACAGTTTGATCACATCAAAAACTAAAGGAACAGTATTACTCCAGGCGGGATATGAAAACGGGGCTTATGGCAATATTTTTACAGGAGCAGTTTTTCAAATAGTCAGGGGGCGTGAAAATGTCACTGATTATTTTTTAACGCTACATTGCATGGACGGAATGGGGATAATGAATAACAGTACCGTTTCATTCACAACCCCATCGCCAATTAATCAACGCACTGCATTAACAAACATTGCGGCACAAGCAACGATTCCCTTTGAATTAGCTCATGTTTCTGCTGATTTAAGTGATATATCTTTACCTAGAGGAAAGGTTTTCTTTGGCGAACCTAAAAGATATCTCAGACAAATCGCTCAAGATAATTTAGGCCAATTTTTTGTGGATGATACTGGAGTTACTGTATCCAAGATAACAGATGCCTATTCCGGTAATATTGTTACTGTGTCTCCTAGTACCGGGCTAATTGGTTATCCCCAACAGATAGACTGGGGCGTACAAGTAAAATGCCTACTAAATCCTAATTTGACTGTTTCTCGACCTGCAATGCAAATAAAAATAGACCAATCTTTTATCCGACAAGAATTAGTACAGTATGGACATCAAGTTTCCGTACTAGATCAGGATGGGCAATATATGGTTGCAAGAGTAACTCATACTGGTGATACTCGTGGAAATGACTGGTATACAGAGGTTACAGGGGTTTCTAGTACGGGTAGAATCCCATATTTGCCTGGAATTATGCAAAATGTAAATCAAAACCCTAATCATTGAGGTGTTCATTATATGGCTGATCCTATAATTACTAGCCTAACAGAACAATTAGCATTACCTGAAGAGGTTTTACGCAGGGCAATGGAGACTGAAATGTGGAATTTAAGAGTTTCCTGCCCAGGTATTATACAGGATTATGACTCTACAACTCAAACAGCAACGATTCAGCCAGCTATAAGGGAACGAATTAGCATATACGGGAACTTAACTTGGAAGCAACTTCCTTTACTTGTAAATGTTCCTGTGATTTTCCCTGGTAATAGCAATTATTCTATAACTTATCCAGCAGTTAAGGGCGATGAATGTATTGTTTTCTTTATGGATAATTGCTATGACGCATCATGGCAGAACGGCGGGATACAAAATCAGGTAGAATTAAGAAGACACGACTTGTCTGATGGAATGTGCTATTTAGCTAGATGGTCGCAGCCTAATAAATTATCAGCAGTTTCTACTAATAGTTTACAAATAAGAAATGCCGCAGGTACATCGTTAGTCGAAATAGCAGGTTCGGTTATAAACATTACAAATAGTACCGTCAATATAGGGAGCAACACAACAATTGATAATAGAGTATTTTTAAATCACACACATTCTGGAGTTCAAACGGGTTCAGGAACTAGTGGGGCGGTTGTTTAATTACTGACGGTATAGCATCATATCTGTTTTCCATTCTCCATTTGGCCATGTTTTAGATAAAAAATATTTGTGTTCGATAACACGAACAATATTATTATCGGATAATTCAACAATCAATTTTGAATCTACTTCTGGCGCGGGGAAAATTCCTCTGTTTCTAAGAAAATATGTGCAATTTACAACATATTTAGTATCTGATATTTTTACAATATCATCAGTGTGGAGTGTCCAACCATTTAATTTACCATTATCTATGGTGATTTCATTTCCATAGATGTTTTTTAATGCGTCAAAATATCTTCCTTCGACTTGGTAATCTACATTATATGTTCCGTTTAACGACTGAATTATTTCCTCTCTAGTCAAAATATTAGATTGTTCGGCAAATCCAACAGTACAAAACATCATTAAGCCGATTACCAATATTATTATCTTCTTCATCACTTAACCATCCTCCCAACTTGTCCCAATTTATATTTATAGTATATACGTGTCGAGGTGATAAATACAGTGTCTTCGATAACTTATCGCAAGTTAGATTCCAATGGAGATTATATTTTTGGACAGCCTTCAATAGAATTTTTGACTGATACTGACGCTGTTGCTCAAGCAATTAAAACCAGATTATTGCTACTTTACTCGGAGTGGTGGGAATCAACAACAGACGGCACTCCATTCTGGCAAGAAATATTAGGTGCATCTGGCGTGAATAAAAGCTCTGTAGATGGCATTTTGCAAGAAAGAATACTTGGCACAACTGGAGTCAATAGCATTAGTTCATTTTTAAGCACCTATACCAACAGAAAATATACATTTACAGCCAGTGTAATAACCGATTATGGTACTACGGTTACGGTATCAAGCTAAAAGGTGGTGATTGAATGACATATACCGCACCAACCGTTAATAGTGTGTCAGGATTAACAATACCGTTGTATTCTGACATATTGAACTATTATGTCACAAATGCACAAAGCATATTCGGGCAGGATATATATCTCGGAATAGACTCTGCTGATTATCAGATGTTATCAGTAATGGCCAGAATCGCGTCTGACTGCATGAATCTTAATCAGCAGGTATATAACAGTTTTAGCGCAGCAACCACGATAGGAGCAGCACAGGATTCGTTATATAAACTTAACGGGCTTAGTCGAAAAGTCGCGTCGTACTCAACAGCACCTTTTACCGTAACGGGTACAGCAGGTGCTGTTATTAATTCCGGCATAGTTTCAGACGGGACAAACGAATGGTATTTACCAACTGCCGTAACATTTGGTACTGATGGAACTACCAGTGGAACTATGACCTGCGCAGTAATTGGACCTATAACAGCTTTAATTAATACGATTACTCAGATTGTAACTCCTACATATGGTTGGACTAGCATAACAAATACGGCAGCTGCTTCCCCAGGGACCTCAATAGAGCAGGATTCATCTTTTAGGAGTAGACAGGCCGTTAGTACCGAGTTGCCTTCGCAAACAATGCTAACCGGAACCGTGGCAGCTATTGCTGTTCTGCCTAACGTAACGAGATATTCAGTTATTGAAAATGACACCAATGTTGTAGATGATAACGGCAATCCTCCACACTCCATCACGGCAATTGTAGAAGGTGATACCAATGCTGATATAGCACAAGCAATTTACAATAATCGAGGTCTCGGGTGCCTTACGAACGGTACAACGTCGGTGACAATAACAGACTCTGTTTACGGCCTGCCTACGGTGATAAGTTTCAGCAGGCCAACTTATGTACCTATCTATGTCATTGCCTCAATCCATGCCCTTACTAGCTATACAACCTCGACTACGATAGCGATTCAAACGGCAATAACTAATTACTTGAATAGCTTGCAAATCGGAGAAATGTTGACTATATCAGGTATCTATGCGGCAGCAATGACAGTGAACGCCAATATATCTACTCCATTGTTTTCGATTCGTGGGATGACCGCTGGCTTGACGAGTAGCCCGACTGGGACAGCAGATATTAGCGTCTTATTCAACGAAGTAACACAGGGAACTTTAGCCAACGTGACAATAACGCTGGTATAAGGCGGTGAAACATGGTTCATGAATTAGATTTTTATTTAAACTTAATAACCTCTGAGTATAAAACCAAACCCAATTTTATGGCGTTCTTAAACGTGCTGCTAACCCCTTTCAACGATATAAATACTGTCATGCAAGACTTTTATTTGAACTTTGATATTGATAGCGCAGTAGGAATGCAATTAGATATGGTTGGTTTATTAGTTGGACAATCCAGAACCATTCCCTTCCAACCAACGGATGGGTCAAGTAGCACATTAGATGATGTTACCTACCGAACTTTACTGAAAGCAAAATGCGCCTTAAATAATTGGAACGGTCAAGCAAGTGAATTAGAAGCTACTTGGCTTAATTTATTTCCAGATGGAGCGGTAATTGTCCAAGATAATCAAGACATGTCAATAACCATAGGCGTAGGCGGACAAATAACATCTACCATGCGGGATTTAATTAGAAACGGCTATATCATCCCACATCCACAAGGAGTAAAAATAAATGTTTATTTTAGCAATCCTTTGCCCTTGTTTGCATATGGAGTCGTCAATCAATATTTAGCCGGCTACGGCGTGGGAAATTGGTGTACAGGTCAAACTGAGCCTGCTGTATTTGGCTATGATGATGAAACAACCAAAATAGAAGGCTATGATCAAGGCTATTGGGATTAGGAGGCTTATAAATGGCAGGAACAAGTAATTTTCAACAATTTAACCCATCACAAAACAATCAGCTAACCGATGCTGATTACGCATTAAGCACATATCGGTTGAATGGTGCTACCGCTGGTGTAGCACCTTCAATAGATCACAACAAACTTTACTATCAGCTATCGACATTCGTGGCTGCCATGGCCCAGGCGTTTGCTAATCATGGCTACGCGGTATCAGACGCTAGCCTTTCAACGTTAACAAGCGTATTAGATAACATCGTATTAGGTCTCAACCCCAATATTTCATCTATTTGTTTAGGTTCACAAATTTATTTATCCATTGTTGGGACAGACTTGTGGATCACGGGGAACGCTTATTATGATGGATCAAATTGGCAAAGAGTTGATACTGCACTAGCTTCGTTCGCTTTTAATATTAGTTCTACCGTCAATATTCCTGGGCAGACTACATCGACTAAAGGAATGGCTTTCTGGCGTGCCATCGCAGGTAGTAATCCAATCAGTGCAACATATAATTCTGCTGGAGGATGGGAACTTGTCTATCTGCTAAATGGTGATAAGAGTTTAACTGCTGGAGGTAGCAGTATTACCTTGAATGGCACCGGCAATGGAACTACTGCTACTACCCCATATGGGCGATTTTTACATACCAGTACAAGCAATACATCGCCAAAACACACGGGAATACTGACCAATCTTCATGACGATTTAAGTTCTTTAGATGACAATACGCAACCTTCATGGTTTATTGGCCGGCAGGATGATTCCTTCGTTATTCAGCGGGCCGCCGCAGGCAGTTCAACTTTAACAACATTGTTTTCGATTGATAATACAGGAACATCTTCGGCAATTCCAGCAGGAACAAAATTAGAAACTTATTGCTCTACGGCACCAGCAGGATACTTAGTTTGTGACGGATCTGCTGTGTCGAGAACCACTTATTTAGCATTATTTAATGCTATTGGTGTTGCATATGGCGCGGGTGACGGCACTACTACGTTTAATTTACCGGACGAACGTGATCGGGTATCTGTCGGTAAGGGGCTTACTTTCAATGTAATGGGCGCTACTGGTGGGGAAATAAATCATCAGTTAGTAACATCGGAAATGCCTAGCCATGTTCATAGCATTACTCCGCCAAATTGTGCGAGTGAGTCTAACAGCGGCTACACTGTTTCCGGTAATGATTCTATTGGAACTGAACCAATTTTTCCATATAACAGCGCATCTACTGGCGGCGACGGTGCCCATAACAACCTGCAACCTTATATTGTCACATTACACTGTATTAAATACTAGGAGGCGGAATAATGCCCGGGAGTAATAATTTTTTACAATTTGATTCTACTTTAAATAATGCTTATAGTGATGCTAATTATGCTGAATTATCTCAAATAGCAAAAGGTATACAAATAGGTATTGCTGATCCGATGATGCACAATAAGCTATTTTACCAGCTGTCAACGTTTGTAGCAGCTTACGCGCAAGTATTTGCCAATCTTGGATACGTTGTTAATGATAGCAGCATATCAGCTTTGACTACCGTTTTAAGCAATACATTGACTACTAATAGTCTATGGCAATCATTCACTGGCGATTTTCATAGCCAAACAACTAAAGGCTTTTATGTTACAGCAGCAGCTGGTCAAACCGATGCTCCTACGTCTGGTGATAAATATTATCTAATTGTAGCGACTACCGGAACGCTAGTCTATCATTTAGCGATTGACGCAGCAACAGGACTTTTCTATTTTGAAATATATAATACAACATGGTCAGCATGGTCACAAATGCCGAGTGGTGCTAGTGGAAGTGTCACTGCTGTTATGCTGGCGACAGGAGCTGCTATAGCTAACATTGGTTATATTCCTGCCAATAAAGCAGGTGATACTTTTACAGGCACGGTAACCGCTCCTAATTTTAGTGGCCCGTTAACGGGCAATGTAACAGGTAATTTAACTGGTTCCGTAACAGGCAATGTAACTGGTAATGTAAGCGGAAGTTCTGGAAGCTGTATGGGAAATTCAGCTACAACTACATTGGCGGCAGCAGCAACAGAATTAGCTAATGCAAGGCTAATCAATGGAATTAGCTTCAACGGGACTGCCAATATAGCTAATGCTGATTATGTAGTGGCTCAATCATTAGGAACAAACGGTTATACAAAATGGAACAGTGGGAAAATCGAGCAATGGGGAAGTAGTACTGTCGGTGGTGGTAGCCAGGTTACTATTACTTTTCCTACAAGTTTTGTTTCTGCCGTATATGATATAAATCCTACTCTGACAAACTATACTCTTGGAACCTCTGGAAACAACGACGGAGTATTGGCTGTTGCTAGTTATGGATTGAGTTCATTCAATGTTTGCGCAGGATCAAGTAGCGGCACATTTACTTGGCATGCGATCGGAGTGTAGAAAATCATATATTCGGCTATTTAAGACACATCGGTGTCTTATTTTTATTTTATAGGAGGTTTTATATTGTCACAAACAAGATATGATTTACTATTGCAAACATACGCAAATCAAGCGGGTGGTTATGCAGCCGCCGCCGCTACTTCTGCTGGGATAGCCGAAAACTATGCTACATCTTTAACCTCAACTTCAACATCAGCAATATTAATTTCCATTGGAGTTCAAACTTTTGTCACTCAATCAGCGAAATTATATACACCAGGACAATTTGTTATAATTGCAGATGTGATTAATCCCACTGAATATTGGATGTATGGTCAAGTAAGTGCTTATTCTGGCACAAATTTAGTTGTCAACGTAAACAGTATAAACGGTACGGGAACATACGCTAATTGGAATATATCTATGTGTGGTGTACAAGGGCAAACAGGCGAAGTTCCTATTATATCAAGCACATCTGTAACATCTATGACAATCGATCTAGGAACGCAATCTTTTACGACTGGAACAGGACTAGCGTTTTCTATTAATCAATTTGTTCTAATTTCTAATGATAGTAATTCGCTAATTTGGATGGAAGGTGTAATAACTTCTTATAATTCTGATACCGGATCACTGATTGTTAATGTAACAACAATGAATGGTAGTGGAACATTTGCAGACTGGACTGTATCCCTTTCAGGGGCTCCTGGTGCATCAGCTACGGATATGAGCACCGCATTAACTGAAATAGAAGAATCAACAGGCTACGGCATCATAAGTGGCGGCGCAGTAACAGCACAGTCTACGCCAAATATGACAGTCCAAGTAGCAGCGCCTATAGCTCATATGCCTAGCGGCGCACGATTTACGCCTGCAGCAGTTTCGGCACTCGCTATCAATGCAGCCGATACTGTATTGCCTAGAATCGATCTTATTTATCTGGCGGCAGCAAATGGAGCTATTACTTATTTACCTGGAATTTCTGCGGCAACTCCTGTAGCACCTACGTTGCCAAGTGGCGGATTAGGGGAAGCTACTGTTTTAGTACCAGCTAATTCTACTGCTATTCCGCAGGCGAATATTACCGATATAAGGATACTAAAAGTAAATTCGCAAACAACAGCTAATGCTGTTTCTGCTGTTGTCCCCTTGAAAGCATTGAGCAATAATTTTGTTCGCTCGCTGTTTTGGGATTGTGATGTAGATGTATATACCAACTACAGTTATTGTAATCGTAAAATAGCATTTCTAGGTGATTCCCACGGCTGGGGCGAAGGTGGTTGTGGCTATCAAGGAGCTAGTGCTGGCGTGTCTGTTCATGCCGAATGGCCTCAGAACAAAGGATTTTATGGTAGATTAAGAGATTACTTTTATAAAAAATACGATAGCAAACCTTGGCGCTGTGTGCCACTAGGCAACGGCAACGAAACGCAGGCAACTGCAACAGTGCAGACCGGGGCGCTCGTAAATAACTGGCAACAAAAATATGAGGATGAAATACTATTTACTAATGTACCACGTTTTATTAGTGGTAATTATAGGATATACCCGCAAACTAAAAGTGCCATGAGTGGTTATAACACGACTATGAATAGCTGGCTAAATGCCGAGGCACAGGAAGACACGTACTCGCAAGCTCAATATAGACATAACGCAGATATCGGATTATTTACCAAGTGGCAAATGGAGTTAGCTCCTGCCACTGGCGCATCTGGTGTATTGATGGATTTAAAAACACCAACTCGCTATATTTTTATCGCGGCACTTATGGGACCAGATCAAGGTGTCATGAATTTAGAATTGCTTGACGATGTCTTAGATATCACAACTCAGGCGGTATCTACTTGGGGTGATACTAATTTTGGTACAGCTGTTCCGCTGGTAAATTATATGGACGTAAACAATAATCCGCAAGTTGTATCGTCTCCAACTGCTACGGTCAACGCAACTAATATACTGATTGATATGCACAATGGCGTGGGGTACTCATATACCGTATTTATGATTGATTTGGGGCAGAAAAAACAGGGAACCATCAGAATGAGTTGTGGCACTCCTAATAGTTCCGCTACCAGCAATGCAACATTTGGATGTCCTATTATAACTTGCCGTGGAATCATAATTGGAAATAATGATGTAATCAAAAATTGGTCTTGTGGTGGTCATACCACGGGCGCAATGCTTGGCCTTGAAATGAGTTTTTCAGGCGAAACTCATAACCATGTTGCTGATATCAAGACCTATATGGAAGGTAATCTTGGTGGAAGTTACGGAAATATTCAAGGAATAATATTACAAGCGCCTATTGTAAATGAGTATTTACGCCAAAATCCGGTAGCAACAATGACAACAAACTTGACTAGTATTGCTACAGCTTTAGGCCAGGGGAACATGCTTGTATTTACCACGATTGGGCAGATGAATATGGAATTTGTAACCGATACTGGAGCTATTACTTACCAAAATTATTTTGACGCTTTAAGATTATGGTGTGTTAATTCCGCAGTAGAGGTAACCTATGTTGATTGCAGATCATATTTGAAACAGTTAGTTGCTAACGGGATAGTTAGATATCAAGATTTGTACTACAATAATGAGCATCCATCGAGCATGGCAAATGAGATAATTTTTGGCATGCTAAAGCAGGCTGTTGACTTGAAGTTTTAATCCGCCAATAGGCGGTTATTTTTATGGGTTACAACAAGAGGAGGAGACGGATTGAAAGAATTCAACGATTTGTTAATGGATAAATTATCAGACTTGTTGGCGATGGCATGGCTGTTTTATATTCTAAACATTGCGGCGGTTATAATTTTAGTGTTTCAGCGTCCGACTGATTTACTTAGTTGGACGTTATTTTTTGGAACAATTTATTTTCAATCAGTTACATTGCCGGTTATCAATAATACAGCTAAACGATCAGGTGAACAAATGATGAAAGTCCTGCAAGAAACACACGACACCGCTATGGAATCTCATAGTGAACTGCACTCCAAGCTTGATCTATTGATTAAAAACATGGAGGTGAAGCATGGCAGAGATTCGGATTGACTCTGAGACACTTAAATCGTTGATTTGCGGGGCAGTATCGGAAGCAATGACTCCTTATATTGAAGCGATAACAAAACAAAACGGCAGAATTCTCGTATTAGAAACTATAAATACGCAGGAAAAAGGACTTTGCCCACAAAATTGTCCCTGCCAAAACCGACTTAATCAGCAGTCTACACAGATCACGCAAACTACCGAATCAGCAAAAGTTGCTCATCATCGTATTGACGGGGTATTTAAAACGGCGGCAATTGTAGGGGGCTCTGTTAGCGGCGCAGTCACACTGTTGTTGATGGCAATTCAAATATTATTACAATGGCATGGTAGTGTGACTAAGTTTCTAGGGGGCAGTTAATGGATAGCGACGAGAAAAGCGAATTGCAAGCCTTTATCATGTGTGCCACCGATGCTCTGAATACGACAATATGCTTTATTATGGGCGTTATTGCCAGTGGACTAACTAATCATATTGTCTTGGTAACCTCGCTAATATTGGCTGTATCCGGTGCCCTGTCGATGTCAAGCGGCGAGTATACAAGCAATGAACCGCTATCTGGCTGGAAATCTGCAATAGGCGCATCCATAACGGGGTTTGTTTCTTTTATCGCTTGTTCGCTAATCCCCATATTGCCGTTTTTCTGGCTAGTGGGAGTTCCGGCGATGATAACAAGTATTATGTTGGGCACGGTCGTATTGTTCGCAGTAGGAGCAATTGGCGCAAGATTTACTAACAAATCTGTCATTAGGAATGGTATAAGACAGGTTGTTTTAGGGCTGATAATTGTATCAATAAGTTATCGGCTTGGATTGAAGATTGGAGGTTGACAATGGTAGCTGAACATATTGAAAAACATTCTTTACACGAAGTTGATGTTAGGCCGGATCACGGCAAACGCGACACACCAAAATTTCACAAGTCCAAGAAACGGCTTGAAGAAGATGGGCACCAACAGTGTTACGTGTTTGGCTGTAAAAATACTAATATTCAGACTCATCATAGGTATGAATTTTCATTCGAGAATATCTGTGATTATGACAAATTGAAGGCTTATTTACTTGGTCATGATACTTACGGCTATTCCAAGCTAATGGAAAATTTGCCTATCGAATCAGTTGACGATGTAAGAAACCTAGTCAACTATTGCCAAGAACATCATACAGGAATTGACCACGAAGATGGCGGGTCCGGCATCGGCATACACGAAGTAACCGAGCCGGTGCCGCAAAATGGTGAGACAATTGAACAAGTTATGCAAAGAGTTAAAGAACACGAAAGGAAGGCGGTATAAATGGATATAGTCGAAAAGAACTGGCCTTGGCCCCACGCACTTGAGCAGCGAAGCGAAACGGACTATCTAGTCGTTCACCACACGGCTGGCCCGCAGATGCAAGATACACAGGAAATTTGGGATGAACATATTGCTATAGGCGACAACGGAATTGCTTACCACTACATTATCAAAGGCGATGGTACTGTTGTAAGAGGCAGGCCGAGCGATACAGTTGGCGCCCATGCTCTAGGGGTTAACGAAATATCTATTGGCATTGTGCTGGAAGGTAACTTTCAGACCGGACAAGACAACTATGTTACGCCGACTGATGCTCAGATCGCTTCAGTAAAGGAGCTTCTCGCGGAGTTGCTTAGCATTTATCCTGGTGTACAAATAATTGGGCATAGAGATGTTGCGGGGATTGTAAATGATTCGAGTGATGCAACTGCGTGTCCAGGCGATACGCTATATGCCATGCTACCAGATATTATAAAGGGGCTGTGATTAATGAAAACAGTAAACCTAACTCGCATTGGCGACTCCGGCATTTACACATTACCGGCAGGCGTGACAATCAGAGACGTGCTTAATATTTCGCTGGACGATAAGCCGATTGGATTCAATCGTTATAAAGTCTTGGCGCCTGACCAGATCGACATCTATGATTCCAACTTGTCCAACTCTGCCGAGACTGTGACTGCCGAGGTAGAGTAATGGCTGATACGACAGTCGGCATTTCGGTTGATCCAAAAACCGACTCATCCAAAATTGTATTAGATTATCATATCGACGCTGACACAGATATTGCGGTGTCGGACGATACCGAAGGCAACAAAACTATTACCTTCACTAAAAAATTCTAAGCTTATTAACCGCAAATGGCGGTAATAAAATAAAAAAATGGAGAGTGTTAATTATGACATTTGTACAAGCATTAGAAGCAAGTTTGGAAAGCGGAGCAATGGCAGCACTGGAAGCTTATTTATCAGGTGGCAACAAAGATGCAATTGAGACTGCAGGCAGATCCGCCGTTATCCAAAACGTAGTTACCACAATTGTTAGTTCCTTGCCGGCTACTAC